TGATTTGTTCCTCCGTTAAGATAATACGAAACTGAAGAACCACCACCACCTGTACTTGGATTGTAAGCTGCTAAAGTACCATCTCCTCTAATATACTGAGAAGCATTACCTGCTCCTGTTACTGCAATCGTTCCATTGCTCGTTAGAGGGCTATTAGCGACACTAAAAGCACTTGGCATAGATAAACCTATGCTAGAGATTAAAGTCGGAAATGTGGTCAAATTACCTGCTCCGTTGATGTATTGTAAACTTGTTCCTGCAAAGTTTGCAGTTATTGTACCGCTTGTAGTAATAGGACTTGAACCTATTGTAATTGAATTACCATTTGTAGAAAGACCAACTGAAGTAACTGTACCTACTGCACCACTTGACCTTTGCCAAATGCTTCCGCTATAAATAACATAATCTCCAACGGCAAAAACAATAACACCCGCACCAAAATTAACACTACCCGCAACATTACATATATAAACATCTCCCGTATCACCCGTTCCATTTGCTAATGTAGGTGTATTAGTTGAAGCATTCCACATACCTTTGTATTCCATAATAGAACTAGGTAATTGTGATATAGGAACTTTACCACCGCTATCTAGGGATGCATATCCATTAGCTACTCCTTTCGCACTTAGTAATTGATAAGTATTTAATACGGCTTGACTAGGAAAAGTTTCTACATAAGCACTACCACTCCATAAATAAAGTTTTTGAGTATCCTTTGCACAATATATTGTATTAACATCTCCCGTTGCGGGAAATGATGCATAGTTAGTAAAGAAAGCAATTGAACCCGAAAATAAAGATGCTATTTGCAATAAAGTAACTTTCTTTGATACCCCCGTTATTGGGTCACCAATTATAGTTAAATCGGTTGAAACGGGTGCAACATTAGTTGCTAGTTGATTTATTTTTTTAGATTCCATTTGTAGGTATTTGACAAGTGTCGTTTAATGAAGATAATGTTAGAGAACAATCTATTTTAATTCCCGCTAAATAATCGGGGTCGCTTTCCGTATAAAAGCTAATAGGCATATTGTCTCCTACTAACCAACTATATTGTGGGTCTCTTAAATTAGCTACTATATCTTGACCTATTAAAGTCATATCGCTTAGAACCTCCGTTTCGTTTGTTTCTTCCATTAGCATTCTATCCATAACATAAATAGAAAAATTGTATTGTATTTGCTTTGCTAAGATTTGAGCATCATTTAAAGTAAAAAACATAGCGGGGTATGTTACCTCGCCATTACTTAAACGTTCCCAAACATCACCAAAGTAAACAAACTTAATTTGCTCGTGATTGTTTCCGAATGCCGTTATTTGTTTTACTATTTGATTTAGTGTCATTCTTTTTACTTTTTTCTAAATAAACTTTTAGCTTATTTTGATTTTTAATATTAGCTTCTTTGCTCATATTAACATCCTATTTTACCTTGATATTTTTGAGATAAGTTTTTATTTTCATAACAACTATCATCATCTAAATAAAGTGATGTTGTATAACCTTCTAAGTCAGGTACGATTGTATCTATACCACTAGTAAAGTTTAAATATTCGGGGTATAAAGTATTATTTTGTCTTAGATATTTAATTAATCTTTGCTTGTAAAACTCGGCTCTAGTTCTATACCTATTTGCCACATCAATCATATCTTGCATTGAAGGGCTTTCTTGGTTCTCGCCACTCTTTCTTATTAAACCTTTATTATAAAATTGATATGATAAGCCCATAGGTAACTCACTCATTACATAATATACTAAGCAATCTGTAATATAATTATTTAATAAACTAGTTTCATTTCCATTTAAACTAGAACCAATGATAGCACTTTGCAATTTATTATATAATGTGCTACCAAGAGCAGGCATTATATACATATCTTGTGCCGTTTTAATTTCGGGCAAGACTAATTTCTCATCTACATTTGCGTGTAATCCCGTGCGGTCTTTAATACTTTGAACCGATATGAATAATGTATTTAATGACATTTCTTATTTTTTTCTTGTAACTATATTTGTTTTCCACTCGTGTCGGCAAGACTCACTATGTTCACCATTTGGCATTGTCCACCAACCGCCTTTTCTATCCCATACCGAGTACCCTAATCTAGCACTCATCATTTCTATATCACTTCTACTATATAGCTTTTTAGCTTCTAATAGTGCTTTACAAAATGGTCTACTATTAGTTGCATCGCTATCATTAAAGCCACTTATCCAATCATAAGAATAACGTACCATTATCTCGGTAGTTTGTGGTTTTACATCACCAATAGTTTTACTTAATGGTTGTGTTAATTCCCTAGAAACTACAATATTACTATTGATACCCTTACCTATTTTTGTTTCTTTAGTCTTTAATATCTTTCTATCTTCTAAATCTTTTAATACGTTATTAATAGTATTAACATCTTCATCTAAGACTTCCGCAATTACTTCGGGAGTTATATCCTTTTGTTTAGATATTTGGTCTAATATATCCGATTCTAATTGATTAACATCGGCAAATAAATAGAAATCACTTTCTTCGCTAAATCTTTTTTTAGACTTCCATATATTATAAGAATCTTTATTCTCGCCAAATTCAAAAAATACACTAAAGTCTTGTGCTTGAAATTGAGCATCTAACTCTTCCGAACCTAACCAAGTATTAACCTCTTCATCGCTTAGAGCATAACCCGTTTTAAGCATTGAAGTAGCTTGTTCTCTATTGATTTTACCTTTAGTAAATTCTCTAATTATTCTCTGCATATTTTGCCACTCTCTACCCTTTAATCCTTTAATGTGTTCATTAACCGATAACCCTTGTGCGGGTGCATTAGCATCGGGAGTAGGTGCATATTTGGTCATATCAATACCAATCTTTTCTAGTATCCACTCTTTAGGAGCAACCGAAACAATAGTTTGTTCACTAAATTCAATTCCAATAGGTTCGGTAGGTATAATCTTAATTTCACTAACTACTCCTTTTAATTTAGCCAACATATTAAATATACTTTCTAAATGCATTTGTTTTGCATTTACATAAGTATTTTTAAATATCTCATAGCCATCTCTCATTTCCGTTCTACTTCCTAATTTACCCGCTTCGGCTATACCCATAATAGATGGGGTAGTAACTTGGTGTCCACTAAAAATATTAGTTTGTATCAATTCATCTACTCTTCCAAAATCTTCTTTAGTTAAATCACTAGTGCCTAAATCATCTACGACAGGCTTCCTAGATATGTCATTTACAAAAGCAATCATATATTTCTTGCCATCCGCACCACTATAAGTCTTTCTTAATCTATTATCTACATTACGTTTCTCTTCATCATTAGGCTCACCATTTGGTAAGGTAATAAGTTTACTAGCGGAAAACCCCGTTTGAGCATTACCTAAAATATGTTTAGATACTTCAATATCGGATTCAATATAATTAAGTGCAGCGAAATAACTTGGCAATCCATAGATTCCAATATTAGGTCTATATTCTTTTACATAAAGTATTTGCTTACCATTAGGTAACTTAGGATTAAATGCGGTAATAACATCGGGTTTAACCTTGTTATCCTTCCAATCTTCTTTATACCAATATTGAGTATTGTCTTTGTTAGTACGGATTTTTACATAATCACAATGCCATATTTCCGCAATGCTACCACCTATTCCCCAAATAATTTCTAAATAAGCACCACCAAAAATTTCAATATCTAAAGATACTTTTCTAGTCAAATCATTTAAAGATTCAACTCTATTAGCTTTGTCAATGAATGATTGTGCATCGGGTTCACCACTCCAACCATTACCCGTTATATAATGCACCTTGCTTTTTATAATAGCACTATGCTTACTAGATTTGTTATATAAATCTACTATGTATTCGGGGTAGTCATTATTCTCGCCATATTTTATATAACCGCCATCAATACCCTTTTTCTCTTTAAATTCGGGTTGTCTAGCTTCGGCGAATGTTAATACTCTTAAATCTATCATTGTCTAATTGTATAAGTGTTAGTAGTTGTAAATTGATTATATGATAAAGTAGAACCACTAAGCCACATAATACCCGTTTCTAGCTTATTTAAGCCACTTGGATTTGTGTTTGATGTACTTGCTTGTTCATATATTTCATAGGTATATTGCCCTTCTAATGCCGTACTAAAGTATGTATTTGTAACAATACTAAATTCATTGTACCTATCCTTGTACAAACTTATGTCTGTATTATTTAGCTTAACAAATTTAACCACTTCATTGCTACTTCTATTCGTAAATACAAATAAATAATTAGGTGATGTCAATAACTCTTTCTCGGTTAATGTCATTACAATAGTATTAGTTTCGCCTTTAGTTAAATGTACCATTAATATTAAATAGCAATTATTGAGATATTTACAAAAAAAACCCCCACCTAGAAAACTAAGTAGGGGAACTAACTATGAAAAACTACAAACTAACCTGCGGTTGTTAATGCAGCTGCTACCGCACTATTTACCTCTGGACATAAGCTAGGCTCGGCTCCAGCAAAAGTTAAAGTGTAACCACTTCTATCACCTTCCGCAGTACCAGTTGCAGCACTACCTGCGGTTAAATCTAAGGCTCTTGTTTTACCAAGATACCAAAACTTGCCATTATTGTCTTTAGCAACGGCAACAAGTCTATTTTGTGCTAATAAAAGAATTTCATTTCTTGTATTTGCTTGTAATTTATTTAAAATTATTGTTAATTCGGGAGTAAAATACAAAGTACCATTTTGAACATTAGATGCTACGTTCTCGGTAAACATTGATGTTCCTTTTGTTAATTCATATTTGTAGAACTTCTTACCAGTGTTTTTAACTAATGCGGTAATTACACCACTAGCTTCCGTAGTAGAAGTTATATCCGAACTTGCAATAAAATAAACTTCGGTAATTCCACCTAAGGAATCACGACAGTCAAGGGTATATCCTTGTGTTAATGCACACGCCATTTTTGTTTATTTTATTTGTTTAAAAAAATGGGGGGATATTTCACCCCCCTTATAATTAAATTGTTACTTTAACGATTTCATCAGGGAATGCAATGTTTACACCCATTTTGAACTCGGCTGCAAATCTAACCTCATCTGCTTCTTTAGCAAAGAAGATTTCAAATTTTTCTTCCTCGTTAAGTAAATCTGTTCCTAAGAACATATTGCTTAATCTTAAAGCATATACATCATTAGTACTATTTAAACCTTGTAATGCAATCACTTTGATTGAAGTACCTGGTAATACAAATTCAGCATCAGCTTTACCATCAAAAGCATAATTGAACATATTAGCGTTCTTCAATGCAATTGTATAAGTACGGAAAGTATCCATACCACAAACAATAACCATATCATCCGCAGCAACTACTTTAGCAGGAATTGCTTTGTAGATACCATCAAATAAAGATACTACGTTTGTAGAAGAGATTGAAGTCAAAGGAGCACCACTAATATAACCCGATACGTTAGCATCAACAACACCACTTGCTGCACCGATTAATTTAACCAAGCCATCAAACTTGTTTAAGTTACCATTTGCACTAGCGGTATCACCTTGCCATAATGCAGTCTCTAATTGAGATGCAATTGTCTTAGCTTTTTTATCGCTATAATCTTGCTCAAAAGGAATTGAATCATATTGAGAACCTGTAGGTAATGCTTTTTGTAAATACTTAGATTCTAATGTCTTTGGACATAAAGCCTCTTGTACTTTGATTTTACCAACAGTTACAGTTCTTTGAGTGAAAGAAGTTGTACCACTTGCATTCCATCCGCAAGTACCACCTGCTTGGAAGAAAGCATCTGTATCCATTACGTTAATAGTTTCTGCGGATTTAACTCCAACCATAACGTTACCCGCACTCTTAATAAGAGCTGCAGTTTTTGCACCAAGAACTGATGAAGTCACTAATTGTGCTTCGTTTTCTTTGGTATAGTTAGTTAATGTACTAATTGAAAATGCCATTGTTTATAAATTTATTTGTTTAAAATTGCGTTTCTATATTTTTCTAATCTTTCGTATTTACTATCTTGAGTAGTTACATAAGATTGAAATGCATTAGCTGACTTTTGAGTTGGCTCGGCGGTTGGAGTATTTGAAAGTGCCTCTACTAATTCGGCTACTTGTCCAAAACCTTGTCTCACTTTGTTCTCTAATTCAGTAATTTTTGCTTCTAATTGGCTTTTTTGCTCTGCAAATTCAGCCTTTAATTGTTCACTCATTGCGGTAGTGTCTTGTGCGGGTGCAACGGGTTCTGCTGGTGCAACGGGTTCTTCTACTACTACATCTTCTTTTGGAGATGCTATTTCAATGATTGCTCCCATTTCATCAACTTGGATAGATGTGCCATCCATTAATTGATGTTCTCCTTGTGGAGCGGGTGTACCATCAGCCATTTGAACCATACCACCAACTTCTAAAGCGGAGATTTGAACCTTAGTTCCATCTACTAAAGAATATTCAGCCATTTCTACCTTAGTTACTTGTGGTTCACTAGGTGCTTGTGGCTCAACTACTTGTGGCATATCTTCAAATAATGCTCTTATTTGATTTAATGCTTCTTTTGGATTCATAAATATTTTTATATAAATATATAGTTAAGCCTAATATTATCACTTAGCCGTTCATCCTTGATATTTGCCGTTCATCAAATTGTCTAAAAAAAGGGGTTAAATGTTTGGAAGGTGTACAAAACCTGTGTACTTTTACTATGTCATTGAGAGACACCAAAAACAAACGTTATGAGTCACAAAACACTACCACCGCCAATTGAAATTAAGTTATTGCTTAGTTTAATTATTTTAGCTATTGTATCAGTTTTAATCCAATTTTTAATCAAATAAAAAATCAATTATGAAAAATCTAATCGCAAAGTATGAAGGTCTTGGTTATCACCTTTCAATCAAAGAAGAACCACTTATTATTGCTTATTGTGTAAGAATCAAAAGTAAATCTAGATATAAAAAGCCTTTATTTAACTACAGATTTAGAAGCATTGAAAGAATGCTTGAGTATTGTAATGAATGGATAGAAAGAGTTGAAAAGAATGTGAATGCCGAAAATGAAAGAAAAGCTAAAAAGAAAGAAGCACAAAAGGTTATGAATCACAATTTTGAAGTTGGTAACATTCTTTACGATTCTTGGGGATACGACCAAACTAATATTGATTTTTATCAAGTAGTAGAAGTAAAGCCAAAGTCAATAAAAATTAGAGAAATAGGCGGTTCTTACGTTGAAGGGACACAAGGTTTTATGTGTTCTTATGTTAAACCTGTTGCTAATTCATTTGGCAAAGAAGCAATTTTAAAGAAGATTAATGTTAGCATAAATTACAATGGTCATATATCATACTACATTAAATCTAAGCACGGAGCGTTTTCTCACTATGTAGAAAGCGAAAAAGGAGTTTACTCTAGTTGGTATGCTTAATAAATTAGATTTTGCTATTTATAATAAATACCTTAAATTACATATATGGATATAATAATAGACAACAAACCCGTTGAGATAGAATCTAAAGAAAGGATTCTAATGGAGTTAATCAATGGTAGACCCCCCGCTAATGAAAGCGAAAAAGAGTTAGTACTTGAGTTAGAGCAAATGCAAAAGGAAGGTTTTACTCCCTACATCCCATCTAACCTTTAGACTTAGCTAAGAACTTCTTATAAGAAGATGGGTCGTGAATAGTTTCTTTACCATTAGCTTTGCTATATATTAATTTTGGACTAGTTCCATTATTATCATATAAATGCAATTCATTAAATACATTATTTTTAGCTAACTTTGGAAAGATAGTAGAGATTTCTTTATGCATCTCTTTGATGTATTTAGGTGGCACATATCTACCAGAATCAACGGCTCTTTGTTTTGCTCTATCTAAAGATGTTTTTACATCGGTAGTTACATAATGAGCAATTACATTCTTACCCGCATCTCTTTGCATCTTAACCTTATCTACCACACTTTGGTAACTACCATCACCAACGGCATCAACTACCGCATCATAATTTTTGCTTACCGCATTTTTAATTATATCCTTTGAAAGTTTAGAACTCTCTTCGTGGACTTTAGATGCAGCTTTGAAATTTTTAGTTTCAAGCATTTTATTATATTCGGGTAATGCTCCTTTAATCCCATCAGGGTCAACTCTAAGAATACCATCGGGATATTTAACTTGACCCGATTTTTCTAAAGAACTCTTTCCCGTTGCGGGTGCTCCCCCTAAAAAAAAAGTAGTTCCTAAATTAGTAGAACCTTTTGATATTTCTTTATCAACTATTTGCTTTTGGAATGCTACCCGTTCTTCGTTAAAGTTTCCATCTTTATCGGAGTATAATTTTAAAGTATCCATCTTTGGACTAGATAATAATTTATCTACACTTGCTTGAGCATCTCTTTGATACTTAGAAGCTATTTCTTCAGGCGTAAGACCCCCTATTTTGCCCGAACTAGTTGGTTCACTACCACTACCACCTTCGGGTCTTCTACCGCTTCCTGGCCCACCAAAATCAACTTCTTTCAAGATGCTATATATTTGGCTCATCAACATCTCTTCTTTTGGAGCAATGGGAGTGTAATTAAATATACCCTCAATTGAGAACCCGTTAATTTTTCCCTCTTTAACTTGTTGCCATACCGCATCATTCTCTACCAACATTGAAACAAACCAACTCCCATCGGGAGCATCTTCAAAGCCTTTCATCGGCTCTATCCCCCTAGACTTATCACTAATAAAACTTTCAAACATAGTCACCCCCGTTTCAACTTGGTTAGGGTCGTGCATTAGGTTGACATTGTTTTGGTAACCCTTTTTAAAATATTTTTGAACAATCTTTGTGATTGTGTCTTTAGAAAAAGCAACATAATAATCGCCAAAACTAGCATCGCTCCTAAAAATAGGAGTATCTGCCAACATAGCACAACCACTAATAATATGCTTGTCCTCACTAATGATTTGAAATTTTTGTTCATTTTTAAATGCATTCCAATTTTTTTGAATGGCGGGTCTATCTACTAAAGCGACAAATTGTACTTCGGCATCATCGTTCAAATCATCCGAAATCTCCAACATATATAAAGGTAATTCCATACTCATAAATAGTATATTTTAAAATATTAACTAAATCTTGCTCGTTGTCTAATAGCAGCTATTCTTTGTTGATTACTAGTAACATCACTTTCAATAACATATGCCCTAACTGCTTGGTTACCTATATCGTTAATTGTTTGTTGACTAAGGTTAGTAGTTGTTGCAAATGGTAATTGTGGAATTATAGGTGATATATTTGACAATGAAGGAATACCACCACCACCACCACCACCAGGAACTTGAACCGAAGAAATAGCTTTAACAGTCTTTATACCCGTAGCTATAATTGCAGCGACATTTGCAATTTTAGATATGACATCAAAAGGTGATGGCAATGTTGACTTTTGTTTTATTACCTCACTTGCTCCTTGATATGTATTTATAGTAGCCGTTGCAATTCCTAATGCCTTACCTGCTATTGTATCTTTACCAATAGCATCGGTAAGTTGATTCATTGTTTCAATAGTCTCTTTTAGTTGTGCTTTTTTTTCTTCTTTTTTACTTGTAGTAATTGATTTATCAATATCTCTTTCCATTGCAGCATACTTAGAAATTATCTGCAATCTTTCTACTTCTGTTAACTTTAAATTTGATAATTCAATAGCTTTTTGGTCTGCTATATATGCTTCTTTATTTGCTAATCTTTGTTGGTCTTCAACAAAATCATTATCTAATAATGCATTTTTATAATCTAAATCCGTTATTAAATCTTCATTCCTTTGAAACTCTATTGCTCTTTTATCTGCTGCTTTTTGTTCATCTAATTTTCTTAAATCATCCGCTAACTTAATTTCAAAATCTGCATTAGCTTTTATACTAGCCTCATTCCTTTCTTGCTCTTTTAGTCTACTTTCTTTTCTTTCTTTTGCAAGTTCTTCATCTCTTTTTTTTATTCTATTAGCTTCGTTATTTTCTAAAACTTTTAAATCAGTATATAAATCAGCTTTCTTTTGTATTTCTTCATTAGTTGATTTTGTAATTAAACTTATTTGTTTTTCAATTCTATCTCTTTTAGCTTTATATATTTCATCCTCTTTACCTCCTTGTGATTCTAGTTCTTTAATTGACCTATCTAATGATTTAATATAAGCATTTATACCATTAGTTAATGCTTCGGCATCTCTTTTAGCTTGACTTGTTACCCCTATAAAATCTGTGATTCCTTGAACAATACCTTTTATTTTATTACCAAATTCTTCTAAACCTGGAAATAAATTTAGCAGTGTTTCTTTTACTTTCTCAAAGTTTGCAATCAATAAACCAATACCTACAACTAAAGCACCTATACCCGTTGATATAATAGCACCTCTTAAAGTGCTAAATGCATTAACTACCCCACCTTTAATTTGAGTAGCAAGGTTTTTAAATGAATCAATACTTTCCCCTACTTGGTTTAATCCTTGTGACAATGCCATTGCGGATTGAACCTTTAATAAACTCTTTTGAACGTTCTCACTTTCAGCACCAAATAATGACATACCACCTTGTAGTGCAGCAAATCCACCTGCAACCCCAGCCAATGATGATGTAAGTGCTTTAAATTTTGCATCAGGGTTATATGCATCGGTTAAGGCTTTAGCATCACCTATTCTATCACGAAGTTCTGCGGTTCTTTTTGCTGCTTCAATGGCTTGTTTTGATGTTGCACCAAACTTGTCTGCTAATGTTACTACTTCGTTTTGTGCTTCCCTTAATTGCTTTTTAAGTGAACCTACCGAACCTTCCGCACTTTTCGTATTTACGTTGACGTTTAAATTTAAATTCTCTGCCATTAGTATGTTGTTTCAATTACTTTTAATAAACTTATTTTCGTTGTGTTGTATTCCATAGGATTAAAATTTTCTATTTTATTTAATCTATATAATACTCCATCTATCCATATATATTTTGAGAAATCTATATTATTAATATCCACTGTATTTAATAAAGCACTACAAGTTAATAGTTTACTATTCTTGTCAGTAATCTCCGCTATATAATCACTATAATATGCATTGAATAAATTAGTAGTGGGATAGGATGTAGTATTAATATATACTTCTTTAGGAGCTCCAAAATTTATATCTTGGTCGGGTATTCCACTACTATTGAAATGTAAATGACCTGCATAACCATAACTAGTTAATGTAACTAAGTTAGATGACCCAGCTTGATTTTTTATATTCCAAGATGTTACACTACTAATTTTTTGTACTTGCATTATTCTAATTACACTATCTACAGATTGTTCTTTGGTATTATTATCCGATATTTTTAATATTTGAGTAACTCTTTTATCTACTCCAGATATTTGAACTAATGGACTTGATGCAAATATTATTTCCAATGATTCCGTATCCTTACTAAAATCATAAGTAGTATCGTATAACCTATCACCATAGTTCTCATTATATTTCTTCTTATAATTCTCATTGTAGTAATCCGAATCATCTTTATATTTAAATTGGTAATATCTAGCATTTAATTCACTCATTGGTTTTATACTTAATGGCTTAGACCTATCTATTTTATTAGACCAATCTAAAGCATTAGCACTTGTAGTAGGATAGAAATCTATGTAAGGTTTTATATATATCTTTTTATCGGTAAATATATCATCATAAACATAAAGATTATACATCTTGCATATACTTAAAAAGAAATCCTTTTGGAATATTCCCTTTGGTATAGTGCTATTCATTTTAATAGTCTCGCTATAATTTATTGGAACTATATCGCTACTAGTTGTCGTTACACTTAATGAACCGCCCGATTGCACTATTAAATTGTAGCTAGTTGAAGTACTTGTCCAATCTAATGAAAAAGTTAAACTTTCACTTGTATTAATTGTTATATTAGTTAGATTAATATTAGCCGTAAAGTAATGCCCTACAAATGGAGCACCAATATAATAACTACCAATAGTTACACCACTTTTCTTTACATTTAATGTAGCTATCCCACCGCTTATATATTGACCAACTAATTTAAAATCTATATTTATTACTTTACTTGTACCGCCATAAATAAAAGTAGTATCACTACTTACTAAAGTAAAGCTACCTAAAGAACTAGAAGTAAATTGCAAAGGTATAGTTGTACTTGACCCCGTATAAGTTTTAACAACGGGAGTAGCTATTAATTGGACATTACTTATAGTAGATAATACCTTTTGATTATGTGGTATTATTAATCTTTTAAATGCATCAGTATCTAATAATGGGAAATCATAATCATAACCACTACTAGCAAATATTTTTTCTAGGTATTGTTTTACATATAATGCGGGTCTAAATGTCATCACATTATAGTCAATCTTGTTTGTACTTACATTTCCATAATCAATCAATGGATAATAATATCCACTACCATTAGAAGCATCCCAACTATTTGTAATATTAGTGTATGTATATGAATGGTCATAAGCACTAAAATCTAAATCTTCTAACCTATTATTCCCTAGTGATGAGATAAACCCACCTAACTCACCAAATACACTACATTGATACTCTATTGTTTTACCATCAATTACTATCTCTAATATTCTTAATGTACCCTTAAAGACTTGTATTTTATCAATGAAGATTCGGCATTGTGCGGATTTACTTGCATTGAAATTATAATTAACATTTGGCAAAGTGTCATCGGTAAAGTTGGCATTGCCTAAATCAAATACAAAACCAAATATCTTGTTATTGATAGCGGTTCCAGAGATATTAATAGTCTTTGAGAAAGATGTATTCTTAGAACCGAAATCAACTATATCATCAATGGTATAATTAAACTCCGTACTTATATCTTGTAATAAATCAAGTTTATAATCTTCTATATATATTTCCGTACTAATCATTATCTAAATTGGCTTGTTAAATATTTACCTACTTCAATATCAATTTCAAAATTAAATAGTTTATCACTAGTTTCTAACTTATATTCGTAATTGGTACTACTAATTGTTATTGGGAAATAAGCACCTTGCACTTCCATATAGGTAATAGAACTTGCGAATAATTGTGCTAACCATTCGTAATCTTGTTCACTAACCCAATCCGATATTAAATGGAATTTATCTTTATGTTGAATGGCATAGTTCAAAGTAGTTTCATTATACTTATTGTAAGAATCTATGTTAGTCATAGTATTCCCGCTTAATTGCCAATCATTTCTTCTATATGATGCTCTTTGTAATTCGGTAGACCTTTTATTAACTAAAGCAAATTTCATTGTATCCCAACCGCCTAAACGATTAAGGAAATGAAGATTGTATTGCTTGTATTTAGGATAACATTTTTGTATAAATGTTAACTTTCTAGATTCCGCAACCCCTATTTTAAGATATACTTGATAGCCATAAGTAGTATCCGTAATTAATGTTCTACCCGCAAAAGTATTAATAT